TCCGGTCTTTCACGCACGGGAGTGGCCAAAGGGGTTTTCATGCATCGCATAGGTTTGGCTAATGGGTAGGACCAACGGCGGGGGAACGCTGCCGAAGGTGCGCGACAACGCGGGCAACGTCCGGCCCGACGCGCTCGGGTCGTCGCCGGTCGTTGGCATCGAACCGCCCGCCGACCTGCCAGCAGGTGTGCGCAAGGCGTGGCGGGAGATAGCGGCACCGATGGCAGACGCCGGACTATTGGACCGCGCCGACGCCCCAGCGCTGGAGGCGGCCGCCCGGTGTATTGACAGGTGGCGCAGGGCCGAAGCGTTGCTGGATGAGGAAGGGCTGGTAACCGACGCGCACGGTGGACGCCCTCACCCGGCGTTCACGGTTGCTACGAAGGCACAGGCCGAATACCGCTCATGGTGCGCGCGCCTGGGGCTTACGCCCGTGGACCGGGTAAGCCTGGGGCTAGCGTCCCTGCGGGGTCAATCGCTGGCGCAAGACATCGGCGCGCGTATCGGTGACAGCCCGCGCAAGGCGGGCGGCAATGCCTGACGACCGCCGCTGCTGTCCGACATGCCACACGCCTACGGACCTGCGCGACTGGTGCCCGGTGTGCCCGCCCGAGGATTGGCCGGACGATGCCGACGAGTAGCCCGGCGACACAGGGCGGCCACCTGGCCGCGTTCGCCCGCGAATACTGCCGCCATACCAAAGGCCGCTGGGCCGGGCAGCCGGTGGCCTTTGAGCCGTGGCAGCAGGCGTTCATAGACGAGGCGTTTAGGCTGGACGCCGACGGCCGCCGCGTCTATCGCAACGTGCTGCTGGGCCTGCCCCGCAAGAACGGAAAGTCCACCCTAGCGGCGACCCTGGCCCTATACATGGCCGGGGCTGACGGCGAGGCCGGGGCCGAGGTAATCATTGCGGCAGGCTCGCGCGATCAGGCGGGCATTGTGTTCGATCAAGCCCGCGCCTTCGTGGAGGCGTCCGAGGACCTGGGCCAGCACTTCGACGCGCAGCGGTTCGTGATCTACGGGCCGACCGGCAGCACCATCAAGCGCGTGGCGGCTGACGGCCGGATGCAGCACGGGACCAGTCCCAGCGCCGTCATCCTTGACGAGTTGCACGCGCTGGAAACGCCCCGGCAGGAGGAACTGTACGCGGCGCTGAACACCGCCAGCGGTGCGCGGGAACAGCCGCTGAACCTGGCCATCACCACGGCGGGGTATAACCGGCACACCATCCTGGGCCGCCTGTACGCGGATGCCATGCGCCTGCCGGACGTGCGCCGGGACGGGATGCTGACCATAGCCCGCGACCCTGCGGCCGGGTTCCTGATGTGGTGGTACGGGCTGGCCGACGACGACGAGCCTACGCCGGACAACGTGCTGGCCGCTAACCCGGCGTCGTGGATTACGTCGGCCGTGCTGGAGGCACAGCGCGAATCGCCCACGGTGGACGAGTACGCCTTCCGCCGCCTGCATGCGAACCAGTGGACTAGCACCCGCAACGCATGGCTACCCGCTGGAGCGTGGGAGGCGCTGGGCAGCGAGGGCTACACCATCCCCGACGGGTCCGAGGTGGTCGTGGCGGTGGACGTGGGCCTGGTGCATGACAGCACCGCCGTTGCCATCGGTTGCCGCCTGCCCGACGGCCGCATCGCGCTGGACTGCCGCGTGTGGGCCGCGCGCGATGACGCGGTGGCCCACATCATCCTGCCGGGCGGCCGCGTGGACCTGGGCGTGGTGGAGGACTACATCGAATCCCTGGCCGACCGCTACAGCGTGAGGGAGTTAGTGTACGACCCCCGATTCTTTGAGCGGTCAGCGTCGGCGCTGTCGGCGGCCGGGTTTATCACCGCGCCCGTCGATCAGGCGTCCCGCCGCATGGCCGAGGCTTATGCGACGTTCTACACGGCCGTGCAGGACGGGCGCGTGGTGCATCCGGTGGACCCGGTGCTGTCGGCGCATGTGGAGGCAACGCAAGCGACCATGACCGAGCGCGGCTGGCGCATCGGCCGCCAGCGGTTGCAGCGTATTGACGCCTGCGTTGCCATGTGTATGGCCTTGTGGCGCGCCGACCGCGACGAGCAGCCCGCCGAGTACGTCCTGTCATGGGATGGGCTGGACGATGACTAGCCCCGCAACGCAAACGGCCCGCCGGATGGCGGGCCGCATGGCGCGTGGTGGGCGGTGGGGGCTAGGCGCTAACGAGGGCGTTAGCCTCAATCATGCCCGCGACGGCCGCCGCCCGCGTGTGAAACATTCCGAGGTCGCGCTGCGGGGCGTCAATAGCGTGAGCAATCCACGAATCGCCGACCTTAGTGACCATGCCGATAATGCCGAGGCCCTTACCCGTGACGCTGTACGAACCGCGCGGCATACGATAGGTGCTGTAGGTAATCGCGGTGGTGTGCATTTCGTTCCCCTTGTGGTCGGTGTTCATGGGGTAATTATGCGCCTCCCCGCGTCTAGTGTCCAGCGGTCTAGACATGAGGCATGAGAGTAATGCCCGCAAATAGCGACATTTCAGCGTGGGTGCCGCCGTACACGCCGCCGTTAGCGGTGCCGCATGCCAGTACCGTGCCGCTGGCCATGTACCGCGACATGGTGGCTAAGTGGTCCGAGGCCGAGGCCGTCACGCTGGAACTGCGCGCCCGGCTGGAGGCGCACGGGGATGACGCGGCGGGACCGCCCGGCACCGTGACCCTGGCCCGCCTGCGGGCGCTGGAGAACGTCATGGACCTGGCGCGGGAGTACCTATTCGACGAAACCGATGAAAGGCGCGGCGCGCTATGGGCAGCGATCACCGAGGCGGGGCGGGCACCGTGAGCGCGGGCGAGTTTGACCCGCTGCTGTGCATCATGCACCCGCGCGAAATCCCCGACGCCGTGGCCGCGTTCCGCGCGCTGGACGTGCGCCGGGCGTGGATGCAGGGTTATACCGAATGGCAACTGGTGGACGTGGTGCGGTCGCTGGTGGATGACCCCGCCCTGCCATTTACCCACCTGGTCATGGTCGCGGATGATGTCGTGGTGAGGCAGCCCGCGCTGGACGCCGTGCTGGGACTGGCCCGCGAGGGGCGACCGGTCGTTACCGGATGGTGCCGCCTGGACAGCACGCACCCGCTGGTAAACATCACCGACGGCGCGCTGGTGGGCGACGAGCCTACGCCGGGCGCGTACCGGTTCCGCAAGTTCAGCGACGTGGTGGCGCACCCGTCGCCGGTCATCGAAACCGGCTTCGTCGGCTTCGCCCTCACCTGTATGCCGCGCGACCTGTGGCGGCGGTTTCCCTTCGGCGCGTTCGGTGGGCCGTCGTCGTCGTGGGCGTCGGATTTCCACCTGTCGCACCGGCTACGGGATGCGGGCGTTCCGATGGTCGCCGCCCGCGAAGGCGGATGCGAACACCTGAAAGAACGGTGGCTGGAACTGGACCGCGACCCGCGCAAGCGCCTGCTAGTGGGCGAGCGCCCGGCGCAGGTCATCCGTGACTAGCCCGAGAAACACGAAGGCCCGCCGGTTGGCGGGCCGTTCGCGGTGCAGCGTGCGGCGTAGTGGTCTAGTCGCGCTCGGACAGGAACGTGCCGGAAATGGCGGTGGTCATCACCTGACGGGCGCGCGCCATGTGCGGTGCGCGGTCGCGCTTTATGCGCGTGCTGTCGTGCTCGCCGGAGTACGAACCATCCGACCAGCGGCGGCGGCCAGCCTTCTCGGCGCGGTCCTCGGCGGCGGCCACGTCGCGGGCGTCGGCCTTCATTGCGATGTCCAGCGCGTCAGCGATTGCCAGCAGGTCGGTGGTGCTAAGGCTGGCCAGCGCATCCAGGGCGCGCTGGCGGTTGGCTGCTGCGCGGGCGTCGGTGGTGTCGGTCGTGTTCATCGTGTGTTTCCTTCGGGTCGGTGGTGCCTTGTGTCGAGAACACTAGACGCTGCGGCAGCGATGTGAAGGGGTACGGACGACAACGGGCCACAGCGTTTTACGCTATTAGCGGGAATAACTAGGGGAGGAACGCATGGAAACGCCGAAGGTTTGGGGGCTGCTGTCGTGGTACGACGAATCCCCGTCATGGCTAGCGGAGGCGGTCGCATCATTCGCGCCCGCGCTTGACGGGCTTATCGCGGTGGACGGTGCCTATGCACACTTCCCCGACGCCCGCGCATCATCGGAGCGCGTGCAGGCCGAGACAGTCATTAGCACGGCTAACGCGCTGGGGCTGCCGGTGACCCTGCACCGCCCGGCCGCGCCGTTCCTGGGCGACGAGGTGGGCAAGCGCGATTTCATGTTCAGGCTGGCCAACGCGCACGCGCAGGCGCACCGTGATTGGCTGTGGGTATTCGACGCGGATTGCGTGCTGGCCGAGTACCCGGCCGACCTGCGCGATCAGTTGGCCGACGTGCCGGGCGACGTGGTGGAGGTCGGGCTGTGGGCACGGTCGGATTACCTGGCCGACGCGCCGGACGTGGCGCGCACCATGAACCTGCCGCCATCCACCACCGCGCCCATGCGGATGCTGTTCCGGTGCCTAGACCGTATGCAGGTCGTGGGCCTTCACTACTGCTACGCGGGCGTGCGCGAGGACGGGACGTACACCTACCTATGGGGGCCGCCTCATGTAGCGCCGCAGGATGGTGTAATGTTCCACGATGTCACGGTGGAGCATCGTTCAGCGTGGCGCGACCTGTACCGACGGGAGGCGGCGCGGGAGTATTACAAGCGGCGCGAGGCGCTAGGAATCGAACGGCTGACCACCACGGACGAGGACGGACGTAGCATCGTGAAGGCGGCGCGGTGATGTGGCGCTGGTGGCCGTGGCGACGGCAACGCCTTGCCCGCATCCACATGCGCGGCGATGCCCCGTCACTGGAAGGCGTATTCATGGGGCGCGTGGGTGGCAAGCACTACCGGCTGGAGGCGGCATCCCTGATTGAGGCCGCCGACCGCTCGCACGACCTAGAGGGCTATGCCCTGATTCCCGTGGAGGGCGTGGCGTTCATTCAGGTGGTGGACGGGTGATCGTCCGAGGCGCGAAGGGCGCGGGCGTGGAAATCCGCGCGGGTGAGTTCGGCACGTCGGCTATCCCGTGGCCGACGCAGGGGGCCATCACCTATTCCGGCGTGAACGTCACGCATGAGGCGGCGCAAGCCCTCCCCGCCGTGTCGGCCGCCATCCGCCTGGTGGCGGAAACCATCGGCAGCCTGCCGCTGTATGTTCGGGACGGTGAGACAAAGGCAACCGGCACGCCCGCGTGGGCGCTGCTGATGGAATCGCCCACGGCCGACCTGGACCCGTTCGGGTGGATGGTGCAGGTGGCCGGGTCCGTGGAGATGTGGGGCAACGCCTACTGCCAGATCATCCGGCGCGGCGGTCGCATCGTGGAACTGGTGCCGATGGACCCCAGCACGGTGATAGTCCGGCGCGACCCGAAGGATAAGCGCAAGCGGTTTGACGTGGGCGGCCCCGAGGGCATCCGCGATCTGACCACCGACGACATTCTGCACATTCCCGGCTACACACCACCGGGGCACGTTATGGGCCTGTCGCCCATCGGTGTGCATCGCAACGCTCTGGGCAACGGGCTGGCCCTTCAGCGTTTCCAGTCTGCCTACTGGCTGAACGACGCCGCGCCGGGCATGGTCATCAAGGTGCCCGGCAACGTCACCCAGCAGCAGGCGCAGGAAATCCTGCGGGTGTGGAACGCATCGCACGGCGGCGTAATGAACTCGCACAAGCCTGCGGTCCTGGCCGGTGGTGCAGACCTGGAGCGCGTGCCGGTGAACCTGGAGGACGCCGCCTTCGTGCAGCAGGCGCGCATGAGCGTGGAGGACGTCGCGCGCATTTGGCGGCTGCCCCCGCACATGCTGGGCGTGGGCGACCCTACCGGCACCACGGCGGAACAGGAGTCCCTGCGGTTCCTCACGTTCAGCCTCACGCCGCGACTGCGCCGCATCGAAATGGCCATAGCCCACGGGCTGCCGCAACTGTTCGGCGGCGGCACGCCGCTGCGCCCCGAGTTCGACACCACCGACCTGCTGCGCGCCGACACGCCGACCAAGACGCAGGCGGTCCTGGCCGGTCGGCAGGCTGGGTGGCTGTCTATCAACGACGCGCGGCGCGTGTTCAGCCTGCCGCCGATTGAGGACGGCGACACCGTGCAGGTGACGCCCGTGGGCGGTGCGCCGAACCTCCAGCCCGGCGGTGCCGATGCCGCTGAATGATTGCCAGTCCGAGGGGCTGCCGGGCGTGAAGTGGGGCGAGGCGGGCAAGTGCTACACCTACCAACCCGGCGACGATGCGGGCCGCGCGGCCGCTGTCGCTAAGGCGCTGGCGCAGGCCGTGGCCATCGGTGACCTCCCCGCCGATGACGCGGCCCGCGCCGACGCCGACGAGGTGCGGGCACCCGGTGACGTGGACCTGACGCCCACGGAGGACATCGCCCGCGCTGCCCGCAAGGGACTGCGCCTGTACGAGGACGGCAAGGGCGGCGACGGTCTGGTGCAGCAGACCATCCGCGATGCCCGGCGCATGGCCAACCGTGAGCCGCTATCGGATGACAAGGTGCGCCGGATGCCCGCATGGTGGGCGCGTCACCGCAATGACTGGACGGCCGAGGACACCGTGGCCGGTGAGGAATCGCCGGGCTACGTCGCCGCGCTGCTGTGGGGCGTGGACAGTAAGGACGGCAGCCCCGGCGCGACCTGGGCCGCCCGCAAGGTGCGCGAACTGGACCGCGCCGAGGACGACAGCCAACAGGCCGACACGGCCGGGAAGGACACCGACGACATGGCGACCCGCGACGAGGGCGCAGACTGGATGACCGCCCGGCAGCGTGCGCTGGCCGACAAGTTGCACAAGATCGCGGAAACCTTTGGGCCGTGGGATGCGGGCATTGGCGCGAACGGCGCGCACTACATGGGACCGGCCGATAACCCCTGGGCCGATGACGGGCTGGCCTGCGCGCGGTGCGCGTTCTATCGCGGCGGCGGCGGGTGCGAGATTGTCGGGCAGCAGGTTCACCCCGAAGGGCTGTGTCGGTTTTGGATTGTCCCCGACCCTGACGCCCCGGCCGAGGACGTGCCGGTGATGGACGAGGACGACACCGACGACGTGCCTATGGTGGATGACGTCGTGGCCGTGGATGGCGAGCCGACCACCGACCGCGTGGAGCGGGCCGTGTCACCGGGGCGGCTGGAGTGGCGCACGTCCGGCGCTGGGCCTGACTACCGCACCGTGGTGGGCTACGCGGCCGTGTGGGATTCCATGTCCGAGGATTTGGGCGGGTTCCGCGAGATCATCAAGCGCGGCGCGTTTTCCGACGCGCTGGCATCGGGCGATGACATCCGGTTCCTGATGGGGCACGACATGGACACCGTGATGGCCCGCACGTCTAACGGTTCCCTGGAACTGGTGGAGGATGAAACGGGCCTGCGGGTGTGGGCGCGTATCGCCCTGGACGACCCCGACGCGCAGCGGCTTGACGCGAAGTTGCGAAGCGGGGCCATGTCGCAGATGTCGTTCGCCTTCACCATGCCGCCCGACGGCAAGGGTGAAATGTGGGACTACAGCGGGGGCGTGCCGGTGCGTTCCGTGGAGCGTGTCGCGGCCTTGTACGAGGTCAGCGCGGTCGGTTCCCCCGCCTACACCGCCACCGCGCTATCCGCGCGGGCGGGTATCTTGCAGGATGCGATTAGCATGGGTCGCCTGCCATCAGCAGGGGCCACCGCCGCCGCGCCGGATAACCCGGTGGACGGAACGCCGCAGGCCGCGCGCCTGGGCACGGATGACAAGGCAAAGCGCGAGGCGGCCGCCCGTTGGCGTGCCCGGCTCGCACGAATCCGTAAGGAACTGAACTAGATGAGCGACAAGATTGCAGAGGCGCGCGCGGCCGTTGAGGTTGCGCTGGACGAGTTTGAGGCCGCAGTTACCGCCGTGGGCGAGGCTAACGCCGACGACCTGGAGGCCACCGAGGCCCGCGCCCGTGACCTGGAGGCCGAAGTTGAGCGCCGCCAGAACATCGTCAAGCGGCTGGAGGACATCGCGGAGGCGCGCGCAGCGCAGCCCGTCATGGTCCCCGCCGACGAGCCGCAGGATCAGGAGGTGCGCGAGGTGTCCGTGAAGGTGACCCGCGAGGAGTCCGTGTATCACCCGGACCGCCCGCACTCGTTTTTCCGCGACCTGTACCACGCCCACAAGGGTGAGCGGGACGCGCAGGACCGGCTGGCCCGGCACCGCGTGGAGACCGAGGGCCGTGACCTGTCCTCGTCGTCCGACACGGGCGGCGCTGACTTCGTGCCGCCGAACTACCTGGAGGCGCTGTACGTCCCGGTGAACCGGCAGGCCCGTAAGGTCGTGAACACCATCCCGACCCTGCCGCTGCCGGATTCGGGCATGAGCATCACCATGCCGAAGTTGGACAGCGGCGTGTCCGTGGCCGCGTCGGCGGATAACGGGTCGGTCTCCGAGACTGATGCGACCACCTCCACCGTCACCGCCAACGTGCGCCTTTTCGCAGGACAGCAGGACATCAGCGTGGCGCTGTTTGAGCGCACCAACATGGATGCGATCATCCTGGCTGACCTCGTTTCGGCCTACGATGCCGCGCTGGAGACTGCCGTGGTGAACGGCACCAGCGGCGCTAACTCCCACGTCGGTCTGCTTCAGGTGTCGGGTATCGGTTCGGTGACCTACACCGACGCCAGCCCGACCGCTGCCGAGACTATCGGCCCGGTGTTCGATGCCGTGTCCAAGATTGAGCAGGACACGTCGGGGCGCTACACCGCCACCCACATCGCCATGACTCCCAGGCGGGCCGCCTTCTTGGCTGGCTCCACCTCAACCGCGTCTTCGCTTTTCCAGATCGGCACCTACCCGCAGTCCCTGGGCGAGCAGGGCGGCGGCACGCTGCTGACGTTCGCCGGTATCCCGGTCGTTACCACCACGGGCATCCCGACGAACCTGGGCGCGGGCACCAATCAGGACCGCATCATCGCCTACAGCGCCGACACGCTGCGGTTCATGGAAGGACCGCTGCGCACCCGCGTGCTGACCGAGGTGCTGTCAGGAAATCTGACAGTCAGGATTCAGGCTTACGCCTTCAGCGCGTTCGCGTCGGAGCGTATGCCCGCCAGCATCGCCGTGGTTTCGGGCACCGGCCTGACCACCCCGGCCTTCGCCTAGTAGCACACGCATAACGGCTACGCCGGGGGCTGGCATCGCTAGCCCCCGGCACTAGCCCCTAGCAGGAAGGGCAGCACATGACGAACGAACAGCGACAGGCATACATCACCGGGCTGCTGGAGGAACGCCGCGCGGCCGAGGTGAACGGTAAGCCCGACCGCGTGGATGCCATCAACGCGGAACTGGCGCTGGTAGGACATGAGGGCGCAACGCCCGCGAAGCGCGCGACGAAGCGCCCCGCCGCGACCGCCCGCAAGACCGAGAAGCGTTAGGGCTAGACCGTGCCCCCCACCATTGACCTGGTGACCCTTGCCGACGTGCGCGGGGAACTGGAACTCCCGGCGTCAGACACCAGCCGCGACACGCTCATCGGTGTGGTCATCACGGCCATCAGCCGCGCCATTCACACCTACTGCCAGCGCGAGTTTAGGACCGAGGCGGCCAGTAGCACGGCTACGCGCAAGTTCCGTATGCCGGTCGGCACCTATGTGCTGGACCTGAACCCGTATGACATTCACAGCACGTCGTCGCTGGTCGTGACCATCAACGTGGAGGACGCGGGCGGCGGCACCCAACTAGAGCAGGGCCGCGACTACTACGCGCTGCCCTACGGCGCGGCGGGCAACACTGGCGGCACCTATACCAGCATCCAGATTTCCCGCGATGTGTCCGAACTGCACGCCGGGGAGGACGCGAGGAAGTACGGCTTCACGCCGGTTAGGGTGTATTCCCAGCATTGGGGATTCAGCGCCGTGCCCGAGGACGTGAAGCGCGCAGCCATCCTTGCTGTGGCCGCGAACGTGGATCGCAGGCTGGACGCCTTCGGCAGCGTGCAGGACCTAGTGGACACCGATGTGGGCATCCAGCCGCTACGCGCCGCGTCGTTCGCAATGCCGACCGCATCCCTGGCGCTACTTGCGCCCTACCGTCGCACCGTGGGCGTGTTCTAGGCCGTGGCCACCACGACCATCACCGCCATGCGCGCGGCGCTGATCGCGCTGCTACAGGCCCGCACCGGACTGACCGGCGTGCAGTTGGGCTACGGCATGCCGTCGGGCGCGCTACAGCGGGAA